CCCATATTTAGTAGGTAAGTAAACATAGGAGATAAACATGAGCGATATGATTTCATTCACACCAGAGAAAGCCTGGTCATTCAAAGTAAGCTACGACATGGCTGTCGAGAGAAACCTGGATCAATTCACCTGGGATGGCCATGAATTCCTCACAGCATACGCCAGGTACATGCTGATCCACCTGGCTGATCAAGGCTGCTTCGCTTACCCAGGATGTGATGGCAATGCTTAGACTGGCCTTTGAATTCATCATGACCGTTGCCTGGTTCGCTTCTTTGTACCTGGCAACGATCCTACTATTCGCTGTGACAGGAGATTTGTGATGCCCAGAAAAATATTCAAAGAGCAGGTAAGCTGTCCAAACTGCGGCAAGCTCGCGAAGAAGCACACGACAAGCTATTGGGAAAGGAATGAGGGGCCATATGTTGGTAATATGCAAGTAATCAACAAGCGAGCCACTTTCGATCAAGACATCCTCACGCTGTGGGATGGCGAAAGCTATGAGATGTATTGCGGTTATTTCTGCACTAATCGTTGCGCTCAAGATTTTGGCAATGATGCTTTTGATGCAGGGTTTCGTAGATCATAGCCTGTACCACAGCTTTATCAGTGCATCCTTGTACTGTCGCTTCACCATCCTGGGGTCATTCAGCCCCAGGATTTTTGTTATCTTAGTCCACTGCGGCCCTCTATGCCGGAATGCAGCCGAGTGAGCTGCTGCCCATATGATCCTGCGATCTTCTTCATCCATGGCAACAACCAGGCTGAACAAGTAATCCAGCGAATCGATCTGATCTGCTGTTGGCCTCAGCATCACCTCGCCTGCCTGCGTCCAGCCATAGCCATGCCAGTCCAGCGGATAGTCAGGCCAGCATGCCATCTTCGGCTTACGCCTAGCAGGTGGCAGCCTACGCTCTGTCTCTGCAGCTTCGATCAGCGACACATGCAGGTCATCGATGTCCTTTATGCCCATCTCATCTCCAATCGTGTAACAGCTTCATTGAGATCCGTGCCATCGAGCCTGGCCAATGCTTTGCAAATATCGGTGTATCGGTCTGCAGACATGCGCGGCCTCATGGCCCTCAGCACCTTGTCTTTGCGCCAGGCAAGCCGGTCAGTCTTTGCCTTGGTCACTGCAGCGGCATAGTTTTGGTTGCTGTGTTTGACCACATCACCCAGCAAAGATTTAATCTCAGCCGACCTATCTAAGACTTGACTAGGGTTAGTAATAGATATAGGTAGGTTATGATCTATCTTAGATAGCTTAGAATTGTCTGATATTTCTAAGACACCGCAGCGGATCTTTTCCTCAAAGCTCATTTATTTTTTTTCCACATCCAATGCGCCTGCAATAAACGAATAGTTCGCAGCATCAAGCGCGTGATCCTCTGCGTATCCAGCGTTCCATCGGGCCAGCTTCATCTCGATCAGCATCCTCGCCACCTCTGCCGGTGTGACAGGCTTCCGCAGCACCAGGCTCCACCTGGCCGCTATTTCCTCGTACAGCGGCTTGTAGCTGCCCAGGCTGCCTGCCCTCTCTTCGTAGATCTTCATGGCCCTCTTGGCCAACCTCGGGGGATTTGCGTTGTATTTTTTCGGCATGTTCTCTCCAACACCTATCGTTTGCACACACCAGCACTCCGCTGGCCAATATCACCCATGTCCCAGCCGCTATGGCGTGGCTTTGGCCGCAGGACACACACGGTTCCACCCTGTTGTCCTTGTGATGGGTTTTCTTCTTCTTTGCCACGCATCATCTCCCTGACCTGCAATGCCATTTGCTCGACCACATAGCCCTCTGTAAGCGCACCATGGCCGCCATATTGTGTCTTTGCCCATGGCTCGATGCCCCAAGCCTCAGCAATCATGAACAGGCCCATACCTTCCCTGATTGACCAGTCGAAGTGATCCTGGGCCATGCTCCTACAAACCGTCATCGATAGTAATTCTGCCATCCAGCACCAGCCCCTCTAATTCTTCGTCTGTCATGCTCTCGAAATCAGCATCAACAAATGATGATTGCTGCCTGCTGTCCTCTGTCCTTGCCAGCTTGCGCCTGGCGTACTCATCACGCCTGGGAGAATGCACCGGCAAATCTTTGTCCTGGCCTTTGTACCCAGCCACCGGCGCATGCTTCGGCAAGCCAACAGCCTTGACCATCGGCACCCAGACAATCTCAACAGTGCTATACCGGTGGCCACACTTGCCGCATCGCCGCCTGCGCCTGGTCGTGTCCACGTTCTGATATTTGAAATCGCGGCTATCTTTCACAGATGTCGCGCCTTTACATTTCGGACACTTCATCTTCTTCGTCCTCTGTCAGCCGCCGGTATCCTTTATATTCACACTCAAAGCAGCCCCTCAGATCACCGTTACGCGGCACACAATGCTCGCATTCTGCCATCCGTTGAAAGCCAATCTCAGGGTGTTCCAATACCTCTATAAACTCAGCCACCTTTTGCCTCGCATAACCGTTTGACCAGGCCCCTGCTTTCGCTCTCACGCAGCTTTAACAATGGTTCCAGGTATCGCTCAATGTGATGTAACCGCTTGGCAACCAGGCAATACACGCCGCAGTCACGCAGCCTTTCATGGCAATCTTTCTGCTTTGGAGACACGCTGCCACCCTTTGGACGCTTGACCTCGATCATAATGGGGCCTTTGTCCTCGACACGCTTCCAGCCATGGTCAGGCACAAAAAGCTCGATGTCTGGCCACCCAGACACCGTACCCATGCGCTTCAATTTCATTTTGTAGTTCACATGCCGCCTGCCTTCATTTGGGCTGTGATGCACGACAGAGCCGTGCGGCAGGGCATGTTCGAGCCACTGTATCATCCAGATGTGCAGCTCATCTTCCAACATCACATGCGCCGTATGTAAAAATCATTCGGCGTCACTGAACCGTCAGTCATTGTCATGATCCGTTCCATAAATTCCTGGTTTGGGATCATGCGGTTCTTGTGATGAATCGGCAGGCACCAACGCCTGGCGACAGTTGGGTGGGCCGCGCCTAGCAATTCAGCAAGCGACTTGTATGTGAGCTTTTTGCTCTTTCTGTATTCATCTAAGGTCATGCCCCCTTGTACCGTTATTGACACTAGCGGTCAATACTGTTAAGACCATGAATATGAATTGTCAGGAACTGTCTATGGAGCCTTGCCTATGAACTTGATACATATAGCTGTTATGAGTAATAACTTAAAATTCTACATCAAGCTGTCTGGCAAGACACAAGTTGAGGTGGCAAAACTGAAAGGCATCGCTCCCGAAAGCCTTAGCCGACACATATCGGGCAGATCTCAGTTTAACATCCAGGACGCTATAGAGTACGCTGCAATTTTAGGTTGCACCCCCGAACAATTATTGTTCGAGCAAAAGCCCATCGAGGTTCTCGGCACAGTGCATCCAGATGAAACTGTCACGATGAGAGATCATTCGGAAGCTAAAGAACTGATTCAAATGAACATGACGCCCCAGGATAACTGGGGTTTGATGAGAATGGAGCATACAGGCCCTTGGAAATTTGCTGATGGTGGGTATTTGATGATCGACACAAAGGGCATACAAGAGCAGAGAGTTTTGACTGCCTGTAATGGCGCAAGATCTCTTGTAAAAACAGCAGAAGGCAATATGGAACACACTACAGTTTACCCTCAACCAGATGGCAAATATACATTAGTTGGCGTTTGGCAAGCCGGATACATAAGGCAAAATGTAGAATTAGTTTGTGGCTGCCCTGTCTTATCAGTCATTGTTCGCCCTGATTTGCTTGGTTGGCAAGCGTGGACTGATTAACAGTATTGACAGCATCTGTTAAGGAAGGCATAACACCTCTTGAGAGGTGTTTATGTCATTTGAAAACAGATTAAATCGCTTTAAGAAGCACGGTTACTTCGCTCACAGCAATCCAGGCATGCACGATGGGTACACCATTTGGGACAAAGGTGTGCTGCGCCGTGACCGGTACAAAGCCGCTGCAATCATCGAGGGTGACGCCCAGGGCGACATGGAATGGGCGAAGCATCGCCTAGCGATCGAAGGTAAATACACCGACACTTGCGGTGATACCCAGTACAACGACAATCCAAACATGTGCGCCGGTAGAGCCGTGCAGTTGTTCTCTGACGAACACCTGGCCGGTGATGTCCACCGGTCTGAGGCATACGCTGCAGCTATCGAATACCTGCAGTGGTATCAGTCGCCTTCCTGGCGCGATCAGGAGCAAGAGGCTGCAGTCATGCGGCATCGCGTTGAGCCAATGTACGATTCGCAGGGCAAAAAGCTAAAAGCTGGTGAAGTTGCCGGTCACTGCGAGTTTGAGCTGGTCTGCAACAACGCCGAGGCTGGGCTGCGCGAAGCCATGCGAGGCGACAACAAGATCACGCCTGAGATCACGCTGCGAGGCAAGCTGCCTGGCTGCCAGCTTGAGTATGTGGGCAAACCTGACTACCAGGAAGGCAAAGTGGAGCTGAAGACGCAGTGGGATAGCAATGCCCACACAGAAAGCCCCAGGGCCAATAGCCTGCCAAACGAAATCAGAGAAACGCACCTGACGCAGATCGCCGGTTACTGGCATCTGTCTGGCCTGGTGCCAAAGATTGTGTACGCCAACCGCCTTGGATACCGCGTGTTTGAGGCTACACAAGACCAGCTCGAATTCGGCATTGCCCGAATAGTCGAGGCATGCAAGCGCCGTGAGCGTTTGTTGATGGCTCACGACAAGATCGAGGATGTGCTGCGGCTCACAGATCCAATGTGGTCGCACATGTTTGCTTGGCGTGGGTACAGCCCAGAAATCATCCATCAAGCAAAACAAATATGGGGTGACTGATGTTTTGGTTTTTTTCTAAAGGCCAGCGTGAGCTGGAGATCGAGCAACGCCGAATCAGGGCAGAGCTTGAGCAAATAAAGCGTGACGCTGTCGCTCGCGGCGTCTTGCAAAACGAAATGTATCTGATGATGAAAGAGAGGAACGATGCTACAAATGACTGATTTATTCGACAATGTGTCGGTGCCGCACCAGAGGCATAGCGACACAAGCAAAGCGTCTGCAGAAAAGCAGGCAGCTAACTTCAAAGGTAATGCGATAAAGCTGTTGCATGCGTTTGCGCGTGTCGATTCGCTTGGGCTGACAGATGAGCAAGGCTGTGACTTGACTGGCCTCGATGGCAACACATACCGCCCACGCCGCGTCACTTTGGAAAAGCTGGGGATGATTGTGAAGCTGTCAGCTTGCAGAAAAACCAGGTCAAACCGTTTTGCACACATCTACATAATAACAATGGATGGCAAGTTAGAGGCTTCGCGCTATGAGTGAGATGCCTGCCGAAATCGCAAAAGCGTTTGTTGCTTTTCAAGCGAACATCAAAGATCTGAACCTTGATAAACAGGGTCAACGATCATCATACGCCAGTGTCGGCTCGATGATGACCCATGTAAGAGATGCTGCAAAGGAGCAAGGACTGGCCATCAGCATGCCAATGGCATGGTCTGAGGGTGCAGGCTTTTTCATCAAACCAGTGATCGCTCACAGCTCTGGTGAGAGCTGGTCGCCTGACCACCTGGCTTGGCCGATCATTGTTGATGACATGACAAACTGCCAAAAGATCGGCAGTGCTGTGTCATACGCCAGGCGATACCTATTGCAGTCGATCCTGGGCCTGGCATCAGGCATCGAAGAAGATGATTTTGATACTGACGATGATGGATTGGCAAACGGCGGTTTATTAGATCCACCAAAACAAGATCAATGGACTGCTTGGGCAGACCAGGCAATCACAAATATCAACACAATCGAAAACGCAGACATCTTGGTGCAATGGGATAAAGCTGAGAGCGACAACCAAGATCAATGCCACCTTATCGCGCCCGAGCAGTTGGAGCGTGTACAACAAGCCTACTTAGCAAGAAGGGAACAGCTCAATGGCTAACAGACCACCACTATCAAACGGCAAATTCATTGTTGATGGGTTGCGTGACAGCAATGGCCAGGCAATGGAATTGAGAGCATCTGCGTACATCAATACTGCAAAAGAGGATCGTTACGATCAGAATAAACAGGCGCTGGTGCAACAGATTGGCAAGATGATTGATGACAATAATCTATCACTGCGAGTAACGCTGACACATCGGATCGGTCAAGATTATACGCAATGGCCTGAGCTTGGATCTTTTAACATGTTCCGGCCATGGCGTGATGACAATGACGCGCCAGCGCAAGCACCGCAGCAGTCTGCTCCAAGTGGGCCGACAGGTGGTTGGAATGGTGGACAGTAAACAGCCTGTCTTTGTCGAGGTGCGTGAGGCTGCTATCGCGTTGTTTGGCCGATACACGCCTGGCACCAGGGATCGGGTGTACCGGTTCATCGACAACGGCATCATCAAAGCTGTCAAAGATGGCAGGAAATATTACATACCGCGTGTGGAGATCGAGCGGTATGAACAGGGAGAGAGGGGCTGAGGCCCCTCTTTTCATTTGCCCAAGTAGTCGGCCATCACATCTCTGGCCTGCTCTAGCTTCGCATCATCGCGGAATGTGTG